AAAAAAAGAAATAAAAAAAAGGACACCACCCGAAGGTGGTGCCCAGTACTACTCTACTGCTTGGCTACTTAGATTTACGGAGCCATTCCAGATATGCGGCATTTGCATCCGCATTTCCTTTCGCCTTACCTTTATCAGGCTCGGTGCCGTAGCTATTGAAGTTGAGGTTGCCCTTCGTATTAATCCAATAGGTAGCTTCTTTTATACCTTCCTTAGCCAGAATTTCTGCAAGTTGCTTAGCAGGAACCTGATTAGTCGGATATATAGACTTCAGCATTGCACTGAACTCTGGATTACCATAGAACAAGTTGCGTTCTATGTCGCCGTTATCTTTAATACCTTGCGCTATTATAGTTTTAACGGCTGCTTGGATACCTTTAGGGTCGTCCTTGCGGAAAGCAGTTAATAACTGCTCCTTTGTAGCGACCTCAAAAGTCTGTTTGAACGTGGACGGACCGCTCTCGATTGAATGATCCGTAAAGGTTAATGCCTGTGTAGCAGGCATGCGAACTATTGAAAACAGCTCGACTAACTTATCAGTGATATAACTCATAGTATATATCTCCAAGTGAATGCCCGTTCCAACATGAATATGAAGATTGCCCATGAACGGGCAAATGGACAGTTCATGATTAATACTATACAGCAAAGTAAAGTATTTGCAAAGTTTAAGAAAGTATTTTAGTTAATTTAAATGGGTTTTAGTAGTCTTTCAGATTGCAGGAATTTGCGATAATATAACGTTCCGCGGAGATGCAGCATATAAAAAAAAAGAAATAAAAAAGAAAGGGGCCGAAGCCCCAATCTCTAGTCCTCCCCGCAGGTATAAGTACATATTCCACGCTCAAGAGAATTCTCAAGCACTATTAGTTTATTCCCCATTTCCAGATGAAACATATCTATATCGTTCTTCATCCCCTGGATATGCATCATTATATCTATTCTGGAATCTAATGTTTTATATCTTGATATTATCGGTTTATCTTCAATCATATTAGTATCCTCATTACATTAAAAGAATGAGGGGCCTAAGCCCCTCGGTTAAACTACTGCATGTCCTTGGTTTCCCAAAAGAACATGTACATCCCTATTAACCCGTCTTTAAACTTTTCTTTCTTTACTCCTTCGGGTATATTTTGTTCATCGGAGAATTCGTCAACCCATTCAAGAAACTTATCAGGGTTAGGTTCATTCATGTGGTCTATCAGTATTTCTTCATCTATTCCATCTACATAAAATATAATTGACATTACTCATCACCTCCTTTATTGTTAATACTATACAGCAAAGTAAAGTATTTGCAAAGTTTAACGGATGAAATCTAATAATTAATTTGATTTATTAAGTATTAATATTAATCATTGAGGACTACATAACGTAACGTTCCGCGGAAATGTGGTGTATAAAAAAGAAATAAAAAAAGAAAGGGGGCTTTCGCCCCCAATCCCTACTCTTCATCTACAACTTTTTCATCTACATTGTCAAACTTATCATCGAAAGAATCTTCAACCTTTATTTCTAATATATCTATATTGTTCTTAATTTCCTGGATATACATCATTATCTCTATCTCTTTATCTTCATTCATAGTAATTAAGAGGGGGCTTTCGCCCCCAATCCTCAGTAAGTTGCTACAACACGGAATGTATCTCCTTTACGTAAACGCCTGAACGGTACGCAAGAGAGACGGTTAGACAGACTACCTGTATTCGCCCACGTCTGATCCTTACCTTTGACCTTGTATGTCATCGGCTTAGCTTCATAGATATGGTACATAGTAGCTGTAGTCCACAGCTCTTTATCGAACATTACTCATCACCTCCTTTATTGTTAATACTATACACTAATGTAAACTATTTGCAAAGTTTAAGAAAGTATTTTTTATATTTAGCTCATGGATATGGACTAGTTAGGGGGGGGGCACATGGACTGCGCAACGTAACGTTTGGCCTATATATGTAAACCTCTCATTACAAACCCTAAAAAAAGAACGTGTAAAGTTTTAATTACTTGCTTTTTTATTTTTTAACCCCTATATTCGGATTTATGGATACATTCCCTTTAAAACATACTAAATGGTCTGACCGACTAGCGTTCGATATTGCCCTAATGCTCGAGAAAAGCGGGGAGACTGTAGACGAGGTTATCACCAGACATAAGATTACTTCAGACGATATGTTGACATTCAACCAGGATCCAGTATTCCTGAAGAAAGTAGATTCATATCGGGGCGAAATACAAGAGAAAGGAATAACGTTCCGTCTTAAGGCTCGAGCACAGGCGGAAGAACTCCTGACAACATCATGGACGTTGATACACAGTGCTGAGGTAAGCCCTAGCGTTAAGGCTGATCTTATAAAATCCACTGTAAAGTGGGCTAACCTTGAGCCTAAGAACGACCCCAACCAAATAGAGAACACAGGTGGGGTTAAGATAATGATAAATTTGGGTGGGGAGGAAAAAAGTATGACTGTTATAGAAAGTGAACCTGTAGAAGAGGAAGTGACGGAAGATGAATCTAGAGCCATTGAGTCTGCTTGATCTTTTTTCTGAGCAGTACGAGGGGTTACCGGCTGAACGATTTGATAGGCTCAACGATTTTTATGAGTTTATTGAAGTACTTATGACCGAAGGGCTATCCTTCAGGGTAAAACTTATAAAGAATAAGAAAGAAAAGCGTAGTCAGATCATGGTTATACTTATAGAAAACTTTGACAGCTTTGTAGATAATGTAATAGAATTCAGGGGATCATTAGAGTGCCCACATTGTACGGAAGCTCTTAATGATGAATATTGGTGTCAAAACTGTGGATATATAAATTGGATGGATATAAGTGGCACTAGACATTGATTACACGCCACCACTCACTGGCAAAGCGTTTATGCAATCGGACGCAAAAATGCGGACGCTTATGGGACCAGTTGGGTCAGGTAAATCGGTAACCTGCTCATTCGAGATCGTGAGGAGGGCTACCATGCAGGAGCCCAACGAGCAAGGGATACGCAAAACTCGGGCTGCTGTTGTACGTGAAACCGCCAGACAATTACAAGATACAACAATAAAAACGTTCTTGGACTGGTTTCCACCAGGGGTGTGTGGCACCTATATGCGCACGACCAAGACATACTTCTTCAAAGTAGGTGATGTCGAGTGTGAAGTAATGTTTCGCGCACTTGACGATGCAGATGACGTAGCCAACCTAAACTCCCTAGAATTGACATTTACATGGTTTAACGAATGTAAAGATATACACCCTGAAATTGTAGATGCTATGTCTAAACGTATTGGACGTTTCCCATCTAAGAAAGACGGTGGCCCTACTTGGCATGGGATGTGGGGTGATACCAACCCACCTACTATGGATACATGGTGGTTTTATCAGATGGAGCATCTAGACCCTAAAGATGGGGTAAGTGAGAACGATAATGGGTGGGATGTATTTAAACAACCATCCGGCAGGTCAACTGATGCTGAGAATATAGAGAATTTACCTGAAAATTATTATGATACACAGGGACGTTCAGATGAATATATACGTACTTTCATAGACGGGGAGTACGGGTTAAGTCTTTCAGGTCAACCTATTTATAAATATTTTAGACCTGATTATCATATGGCACATGAAGCTTTACGTCCTATTGTTAATGGAGTAAGGCCTATTGTTATAGGAATGGATTTAGGGCTAACACCTGCTGCTGTTATAGGACAGCAAGATCCAAGAGGTAGAGTATTAATACTAGGCGAAGCTGTAAGTTTTGATATGGGCATACAAAGGTTTACACGTACAATATTGAAACCACTTATAATAGAAAGATGGTCTGGCGCACCTATACTTGTAGTTACTGATCCAGCTGGAATACAGAGAGCACAGACAGATGAACGTAGTGCTGTAGATATAATCAAAGCAGAAGGGTTAAGAGTATTCCCAGCTAAAACTAATAATATATCTGCGAGAGTGAACTCTGTAGATGAATTTCTTATGAGACAAGTAGACGGAGACTCAGCATTTCTGGTAGATCCAAGTTGTACAAATTTAAAAGCTGCAATGATGGGTGGTTATAGGTATCATCCTAAGAATGGGACTATAGATAAAAATAAACATTCTCATGTAGCTGAAGCATTACAATATCTTATGATGCATATAAACACAGCAGGAGAAGGGGCATTACTAACACGGAAAAGAGAAATAAAACATGTAGCATCAGCAGGTTGGACATGATATTAGATTAACGGTGGCTATCTCCTACTCATATACTCATCCCCATCGTTAATCGGCTCCACTAAGTTTAATCACTTAGTGGAGTTTTTTATTTATAAATGTGTTGACAGCTGTATATTTTTTTGTATATATTTGTCAAGATGCGTGTAACTAACTTTTATCAATAGGGAACAAATAATCATGTATACAATTGGGAAAGACGGTATTATTGAAATAAGTATAAAAAAAGGATACAACACCCCAAAAAATTATGATTTAACTGCTAAAGGTAATAAACTAGCAAGGAAGAAAACTATAAAGAAAAAAGCTAAATCACAATTAATGTCAATTAAAAAATATACACCTAAAGTTAAAGAATCGGTTAAATCTGATAGTCCTATGCATCTATCAGAAATATTCCGCAAACGTTTAGGCGGAATACGTAATCCTAAAACAGGAAGGAGTTATTAGTGACTATTTTACTTAATGCCCACGCAATTACAGCAAATCAGACTTTAGCTACAGTAGGTAGCGTACTTTCAGTACCACACGATTGTACTAGTATTACTGTCGAAGCTAATTTCGTACGAGGTGGTGGTGGGGGTACAGCTAAAGCTTATGTCCAGACTAGTTTAGATGGTGGGTCTAATTTTATTGATATTATGTGTTTTGCATTTACTACTACTGGTTTACGGAAAGTATTAAATGTAACACGTAGTACAGCTGTAACTGCTGATGTTATTCCAACTGTTGGATCAATAACAGATGATACTTCAATATCAGGTATTATTGGAGATATTATACGAATCCAAGTTGTAACTACAGGAACATATGGTGGTTCAACTA